ATACAAAAGAACCCTGCTGTTTAGGCAGGGTCATGTGACGCTTCTTGAACTGTCTCAATGCTTCTCGTCGAGCTCGCATTGCTTGTGGTTTCAGTTTCCGCTTCTGTTCTTTCTTGGAATGATGCTTCCAGTTTGGGACTTGCATTGTTCTTTGATGTATCAAGACATCATACGTGAAAAACCTTTAACTTTCTCAAACCTTGTGACACTTTCGAATTTGTCATGTAAGTCTGACTTATGAGAGATGACAAAGATATTAGCATCCTTAATCACATATCGGATAATCTTGAGGAACTCGTCGGTTCCAAACCCATCCAGCGAAGAATCAAATACCTCATCCATAATCAGCAGGTTTGTATTTACTGAGTTTTTGAGTCTGGCAACTTCCCTCCAAGTAAAGAGAAGTGCGAGGTCAATTCTCATTTTCTCACCTTCACTAAAAGAACTATAAGAGAAGTCTTCGTGAATGGGAGACTTTACAGTTTCGTTAAACTCTTCATTAAGATGAAAGTTAATATAAAAATCCATCAGTTGGAGATAACGATTAACCTGCTGATTTATGAACGGAAGATACTTCTTAATGATCTTCGTTTTTACACCATCGTCCCTAAGAAGGGAATAGGCAAAATCGTAATGAACGATTTCCTGTTTTTTAGTAGAGAGGTCTTCTATTGTCTTGTGGAGATTTTCTTTAAATTCTTCTAGCTTCTCATGTTCAGTATTTCGGTTTGCAAGGTTCTCGGTAATTGTTTGAATTTCATGCTCAAGATCTCTGATTTGTCTCTGGTTGAGGCTAATCCGAGTATTGTTTTGAGAAATGCCATGCGTTAACTTTGTAATCTCCTTGGATAGGGCAGTGAATTGACGCTCTCTCTCCTGTTCGAACTCAATTGTTTTTTCAAGTTCGTCATAACCATCCTTAAGTTCCTTTGCTTTATTTTGAGCGTCGCTAATTCTATTTAACCGAAACTCTTCCTCTATACTTTGCGTACAGGTAGGGCATACCGTATTTTCTGTGAAAAACTTATGTTCTTTGGTTATGGCGGATACTTTTTGAGAGATCTTACCTCTAAGATTATTAAGTTTGACTAACTTATCACCAGCACCAATGACTTCTTCTTGCTCCTTTGTGAACTTGTGGATTTCCTCTTCGGTCTTGGCATTTTCTGTCATATAAACACCAACTTCATCATCCAACTTGGTGATCTTTTCCTTATTGGCATTAATATTGGCATGACCACGATTCTCTAACTCATCGATGAAGTTCTGCTGCATCTTCATCTTATCCTTAAGAGTTTCTTTCTTAAGGTCAAGAGATTTAATTTGCTCTTTCTTCTCACGGATCTTGTCCTTGATGAGAGCATTCATCGCAGAGAAGATACGAATATCCAACAAGTCTTCAATCACCTCACGGCGATTAGAAGTCGTCAGTTGCATGAAAGGAACAAAAGTGCTGCTACCCAGAATCACAATCTGAGTAAAAGACTTGTAATTCACCTTCAGAATACTCTCTTCCAGAATGCGTTGATTAGAACGATCATCTGCTTCCTTGTGAAGTGGAGTTCCATTCACCTCAATATCAAACACGTTTGGTTTGATACCACGACGCACAAGATATTCCCGATTATTGATAGAAAACTCAATCTCAACAACACACTCTTTCTCATTGGTAGTGTTCACCAACTGAGGTTTGTTGATTTTACGAAATGGTTTATTAAAAAGAACAAACGTGAGAGCATCCAACATTGTGGATTTACCTGCTCCATTTGTTCCAATGATTAGATTAGTATTATGTTTTTGGAAATCAATTTCTGTCCATGTATTTCCAGTGGAAAGAAAGTTTTTCCATTTAATCTTTTGAAAGGTTATCATTCAATTTCGGGGGAATAACGATATCGTCAGGAGTGATCACAGCATACTTGTAATTATAATGCTTACACGTCTTTATTGCAAGCTCATCGTCAACCTCCACAACATCCATAAAAGTTTCTTCTTCTTCATTTTCAAGCATCATAGCATAACGCTCTGCATCATCCTCATCTTCAAATAAGAACAAGACTTTATGCCCATACTGATCTTGGACAGCATAGGCACCGTCTTCTTTTTTATCTTTGACTGTGAGGAGAAACATTACTCTACTTCGCAAGCTTGTCTATACAAATCTTGGAAGATACCTTTGATCACATTTTTATCAAACTCAAATTCCGATTCGTCAATATAACGATTTAGAATAGAAATTGTGCTTTCTTCTTCGTCAATATCAAACTCTTCACTTTCGTGGACATCAAAGTTTTCAACAATTTTGAGATCCTGAATTCCCACACTATGAAGTTTATCAATGAATCTTTCAAAATCTTTGGGGTTTGTCTTTTTACGAACGATTACCTTGACGATTTTGTTTTCATACTCCGTAGCATTAAAGAGTTTATAATTGGTATCCTCATAATAGATGTTATAAAATAATTTATAAGGATTATTTACTGGAGTCAGAGTGAGGGTTTCCGTATCAAAGATATGAAAACCACGAGTATCATTCACATCCGTCCAATACATCTCATAAGGATTTCCTAAGTATGAGATTCTTCCGTCAGACGATCTAGTGTGATAGTGTCCCGAGAAGACATGATCGAACTTCTCAAATAGTTTGCTTTCCAAACCATGCTCCATGATGATTTGTCGATTAACTCTAAATCCTTGGAGTTCCAGGTGCCCCATCGCACACCTGCAAGAAGTCTTTTTGATAGTGTTGAGAGATAATTCTTCATTTCCTTGATTAATCCATGGCAAAAATAAAATGTCAAGTCCACCAACATTAACTTCCGTTGGTTGACTATATGCTTTGATATTAGAATAAGTCTGAAGTAAAAGTTCTGGAGAATTTACTTCATTCGTGTTCTTGTAGTATGTGTCATGATTTCCAATAATCATATGAACATCATACTTCTTGAGAGGATCAAACACCACTCGCTTTGCCCATTCCAGGCTTTGATAATCAATCGACTTCCGACTATCAAAGGCATCACCCATATGAATAACTGCCTTTACTCCATGCTCTTCTAGGGCAGGAAAAAATACATTATTGTAAAATAGTTCGAAGTAATCGTGCAAATGTTTCGATCCTTTGCGGGCACCATAGTGCGTGTCCGTAATGATGGCGACCTTCATCGGTTCTTGTATTGGATATTGTCCTTGATCGTATTATAGTCCGAACTGCTACCAGAAAGCAAGCTGTCGTCAACCATCATAACCTCATCAAACCCAGTTCTCTCAATGATCTTGGTCTTGATATCTAACTGCTTCTTTTCCTTCTGAATGCGTCTCAGGAAGGCGTAGTGAATGATTTGAGTAAAGTAGGCAAATGGATTCTTGGACTTTTCTGGATCAAAGTTGTGAATGTACTGAACACAATTCTCAATACCATCAGAGATCATATCTTCTCTGAACATGTAGTTCACAAAGTTGGGTTTATATGAGAGATGTGTTGCAATCTTAAGAAAACATTCACCAAGATAATTTGGAATAGGAGGTTTTCCGTCCCAATGTTTTGCTCTTTCTTGTTTAGGTTGCTCAGTGAGATCTTTATTGAAAGTTTTCAAGTATGATTTTTCTACTTTTGTGCGATAAACAATCATCGCCTCCAATAACTCTTTGTTGTTTACATAATGTTCTGTCTTCTTTTTAGGCATAACATCGGTCTCTGTATAATATAAGTTGTTATTATTATACCATACTTTGTGGGCTTGACAACATTGGAAATCATGTGTAGACTACCTTTGTCCGGGTTGAAGAGTCAGCTCTAGCTTTCTATTGAGTTATTAAAGATATCTTCTAATTTCTTTCTAGCAGACTCTACCGAAGAGATATATCCCATCTTTCTAGAAGGTTTGGTAAGACCTGAGTTTTTATCTTTTGATGATTGATACATTCCCATATCATCATCCTCTTCATCATTAATGTAATTTGTGTAAATATCAATCAACCTATCATCAGTAGTTTCAGTCATAGTAATAATCCTATCAGGTTTTATAATAAAGATATCATCAGAAGACATCTCAATCCATGATTTAACTTTAATGTGCATTCCATGATGAGTATTATAAACTTTCATCGTAATTGGGTTTTGCAATAGAAGCAATGGATCTCCGTCATTATCATCAACAGAGACTAGTGATAGAATCTCTTCACCAGATGTAAGTTTTATGATTGCGTAGAATTCGTCTCCCATTAGTTTTTAAGCGGTATGTTTACAATATCGTAATTAAAATTCTCCTCGTTATAAACTTTAATTCTTTCTATTAGGTGATTAAGGGTATAATTTCTCCTAGACTTGTAGGAAATGTCGTCAGCAATATCATATAAAGTTGCTTTTGTTTTGTTATTGCCTTTTCTGAGGACTCTTCCAATACTTTGCAGATTTCTAATTCTGGACTTTGAAGGAGAAGCAAAAATAACATTGTGGAGATTCTTGATATTAATACCAGTAGAGAATGTTCCGTATGAAGCGACGATAATCGCGTTGTTTTCTCTTTCTGTAATCTCCCTTACTTTTTCTCTGTCTTCTGTTGCCACTCCACCATGAACGAAGAAGACATGACGTTGATCTGCCTTAGAGTTATTTATTAAATCGTATAAGGGTTGTCCGTGCCCTTCAACACGGGAAAATAATATGAGCGTATTACCTTTAAGATCAAGGGCAAGGTTACGTATAAACTTGTTGCGTCGTTCATGATTGATAATGTACTGGACTTCTTCTTCAAAGTTTTCAAACTTATGTGGTGAGTGTTTCAATAGGAGCACGTTGATGTCTAACTTGGCAACGTGTCCTTTCTTCATCAGTTCTTCTGTTCTGATGATTTTGTAGGAGGGACCGAATAAGCCCTCCAATACCCATTTATGAGTTTGAGTTCCATCAAGAGTGCCTGTAAAACCAAATCTGTATTTTGCATCTGAAAGTTTTGACATTATAGATATTAGAGACTTAGATTTGAACTGGTGTGCTTCATCTCCAACGACCACATTAAATCTTGAAAAATATTTGCGGGGGAGTTTGTAGATGGACTGCCAGGTGGTGATAATCACCTGTGAGTCAGTCTCTCTTTCTTTTCCCGCGTATATTTTGTGGCAATATGAACCAACGTCCCAGCCATAGTCTGCAAAGTCTTTATACATCTGTTCTACTAGGGAAGTCGTCGGAACGACTATCAGAATATTTTGTCCTTTCTCAACGTAATATCTCACAAGAGAGTATATCATCAGAGACTTTCCAGAAGCAGTTGGGGATATCAACAACTTTCTATTATGTCTTAGGGCGTCGTATACTCCCTCTACTTGGTA